TCGATAAACGCGCATACATTCGCTTTAAGTCGGGTGCACGTAAAGAAGCGAACGGCGAGATATATAATACGACCGTTAACACGATAATGATTCGCATCTGCAAAGAGATCAACGCTAAAATGCGAATCGAGTACGACGGGCAGAAATACAAGATTCTATCTATTAACCACGACCGGAAGCAACAAGCAACGGTTATAGAAGCGGAGGTAATCAATGAGTAACGACAATTACACCGGGCGCAACTTGTATCGTGTCGAAGTGGATGCAACGCGAGTAAACGAACTACTTAAACGGTTGAACGATAAAGAAGCAAAGAAGGCTATTTCCTCCGCTCTTAGAAAGTCGATTCTTATCATTCGTAAACAGGCACAGGAAAATCTAGTTTCTGCTGTTAATGATGCGGAATTTAGTAGCTCTAAGAATGGCGTATCGTTCAAACCGCTAAAGAACGAAATAAACGTAGCAGTTTATCGCAATGCTTCCGGCGCACGGGTCGACCTGATCGACCGACGCAAAAAGGGATCACGCGCCTATATGCTGAAATGGTTCGAATCAGGAACAAAAGAACGATTTACGAAAGAATCTAGTACTAGAAGTTTCTGGACTAATAAAAAACGCGTTACCAAAAAAGCAGCTTACAGAGGTATTATAAATGCTTCTCATTTCTTTTCTAATGCGGTCAAATCGAAGCAGAAAGAAGCAGAGAACTCACTAGAGAAAAATATAATTGATTCTATAATGAAAGTAGCAAATAAAAAGAAATGAGTTTATCAATAGGCGCACACGTATATAAGAGATTAAGCGACTCTACAGAGTTGGCAAAATTGGTTTCTGATAAAATATATGCTATCTCGACCAAAACGGAAACATCTTTTCCGTTTGTGATCTACAAACGCAACTCCTTAACGCCGGAATATACGAAAGATAGGTACGGCACGGGTGACACAGTTTCGGTTGAGATCGTTGTCGTCAGTGATAACTATTTGAACTCTGTTACAATCGCGGAAGAGGTACGTAAATCACTCGAAAACAAACGAGGAAGTTATGATAACTTCGATGTGATCGATTCTAAACTAATTAGCGCGAATGAGGATTTTATAGAAGATACTTTTATTCAAAGCCTCGTATTCTCATTTAAAACTGAATAATTAACTAAAACACGATAAAATTATGAGTAAAGCAAAATCAGTGTTAGGAAAAGACCTAATGTTATTCATCGACGGTAAAGCTATCGCACTTGCCACATCTTGCAAATTGGGGCTTTCGGCTGAAACAATCGACACACAAAGTAAAGATTCGGGTATCTGGACGGAAAAGGACATTAAAAAACTTTCTTGGAACGCTTCCAGTGAAAACGTATTTAGCGCGGATGCAGATGCGAATAGCTACGATAAACTATTCGCTTTGTTCTTGGCGCATAAACCTGTTGTTTTGAAATTTGGCGTTGTTGGCAATCCTGACGTAAACGAAATGCCCGCCGCCGGATGGACGCTAGCGGAAGGTGCATATACAGGTAGTGCGGTTATCACTTCGCTAGAAGCAAATGCGCCGGATGGAGACAAAGCAACACTATCAATCAGTTTCGAAGGAACCGGACCGCTTGCAAAGGAAGCAGCTAGTAAATAACTTACGGGCGGTGTTTTGCCGCCCTCTAAACGACTTATTCAATGAAAACAATATCACTTAACGGAAAAGATTTCTCTTTGAAATATACGCTTCGTGCGTTCTTTGTGTTCGAATCTATATCCGGCTATCCGTTTCAGTTCGGGAAATTATTAGATGAATACATTTTGTTTTATTCGTTCCTGATTGCTAGTAATAAGGATTCGTTTAATATGGAATTTGACGAGTTTATAGAATTGTGCGAAAATGATTTGACTCTATTCGAACAATTCAAAGAGTTTATTTTGGATGAAATCAAACTACGTTCGCAATCGGCGGGAAATGACGTAAAAAAAAAGAAGGTGACGACACGGAAACGAAAGCAGTAAGTATTCGCGAACTCTATTCGCGTGTTGTCGGTGAGGGCGGGATCGCTCCCGATTACTTCCTCGATAAAATGGACTTTATCGAGGTTGAATCGTTTATAGACGGATTGAATCGACGCAATCGGGAAGCGTGGGAACAAACTAGATTGCTAGGTTTCATTATAGCGCAATCTAATAGCACAAGAACGCTAAAGCAAACCGATATACTCCGGTTCCCGTGGGACGAAGAAGAAAAGAAAGATACGAGCGTAACGGACGAAGAGATGCAACGATTACGAGCTAAGGCAAAAGAAGTAGAATCACAATTAAACACGAATAAAGATGTCTGATATAATAACACGATTATTGCTTAAAACGAATGACTTCGACGCGAATTTGGAGAAGTCAAAAGGGAGTGTAAACCGTTTTCAAGGGGATATTAGTAATATAGCGAAATCCGTAGGTTCTAGCTTTGTAAAAGTTGCGGGTGGTATTGGTTTGGCTGTAAGTGCTAGTGAATCTTTTATGAAAATTATCCGCTCTACACAGACAACAAGTGACGAGTTTGATAACACTTTAAATGCTTGTAAAGGAACCGTTGATATATTCTTTCAATCATTATCGTCTGGAAGCTTCGAAGCTTTCAATAATGGTGTATTAAATACAATTTCCAATCTGAAAGAATTATCAGCCTTACGAGATTCTTTAGCTGATGCTAAATTATCCATGGGATTTAATAATAAGATTTTCGAAACCCAATTTACCAAATTTGAATCAATAATTAGAGATACTACTAAAAGCCTAGAGGAACGTGAAAACGCTTTCAAAAGCCTTCAATCATTAAAGGACAATTTTAAGATCGATGTAAATGATACATTGTCCGGTGCTGAAAAAGAATTAATACAATCTTTGAATATTAGAACAGGACGCAAAGATTTTAATATTGATGATATACATAAATATATATCTATTAATAATAATGATTTCTCAACTAGAAACGAAAAGAAAGCTCTTGTTGCTTATCAAAATAAGTTATCCGAGTATGACAAACAAATAAATTTGATGCTTGGTAATATTAACTCTACACGTGGTGATACAAATGAGTTTATAGGAGAAACGAAGAAGCAAATGCGGCAGAAGCTTTTAGATTTGAAAGAACAAAAGAATTTATATATACAACAAAATTCAGAACTCGAAAAGCAAAATTTCCTTAATCAGGATAACGATGCTAATAGAGTAGAAATGATAAAAAATTATGAATATACATACGATTTAAAGAAGCGTATGTACGATTTTGACAAACGAACTTTAGAATTGCAAAATAGCCTAAAAAGTTCTGCTCCTAAAGAATCCCCTAAAAAAGATTCTATTGCGTGGTATGATGCGGAAATATCCAAATTAAACAAGAAACTCATAGCAGAAACGGACACACAAGCCAAATCGACTATTCAAGCAACGATTAACGAACTTGAAGCAAAGAAAATAAAATTGCAGGTCGAAACTAGCGGTAACAGTATAGAGGCGATAAACATTCAGTTGGCAGACCTGAATAAGAAACTTATTTCCGTAACCGATATGCAAGCACGCTCAACGATTCAAGCCACGATCAACGAACTCGAACAAAAGAAGATCAATCTAAAGTTTGTAGTCGATCAAGAAGCGTTTAAAATCAAAAACGGCGGGATGAAAGACGGCGCTTTGTCCGTACCGATTGCACCCGCTTATGATAAGGTTCCGACGCATGGGAAGGGAGGCAAAAACTTTAAGTTACCGAAATATAATCCGCTATTTAAAAAAGAAGATGTAGACTTGAACGAAGATTATGCCGATTCGCTTTCGGCTATTGGTAGTGTAATGAGTGCCTTAAATGGTGTAACAAATGAAAGTGCCGCTTCATATTTGCAATGGGGCGCAAATGTTATATCAAGTATCGCACAGGCTATTCCAGCTATTTTGAGTTTAACAACCGCCAAAACAGCGGAAGCCGCGGCTAACTCTGCAAATTCGGCGGCTCAAATACCTTTCGTTGGTTGGCTTGCAGCGGCGGGGGCGGCTTTGTCTGTAGTTGCTGCAATGGCTAGTATCCCTAAATTCGCGACGGGTGGTATCGTTCCGGGTGCGTCATTTACGGGTGATAAGGTTCCGGCTTTACTTAATTCGGGTGAAATGATTCTGAACGGATCACAACAAAGTAACTTATTTAAGATGCTAAATTCAGGTTTGTATGGTTCTTTATCACAAAAAATCGCGCCATCAATGGAAGATCAAAGCGTTCGCTTATACAGTGATGTCGAAATAAGAGGGGATCGCATATTTTTAGCATTACAAAACCACATTAAAAAAACAGGTAAAAAACTATGGTAAATTATGGCACTATCTATACGCTTCCTTTCAAATCCAGAAAGGAAGTATCTTATTTGATTGAGATACAAAAAGAGAATTATGAAGGAAAAAGTACTGAATTGGTCGGCAGTGGCAATTCTCCTTTTTCCGTGATAATTGAGGACGAGGATTTTTTATATGCACCGACTCGCTTTTCTTCTGCTTCAATCCGTATTGTTGGAGGTGACTATTTGCAAAATTTGTATTCGACCGGATATCAACAATACAGAGTATTATGCAAGCGAGGAAATGATATTATTTGGACGGGCTTTATAAATCCAGAACTATATACGCAGGATTACACGTCTACAAAATTCGAACTAGAAATAGAATGTAGCTCCGCCATGAGCACGCTCGAATATGTTAACTACAAACAAAAGAACGCCGAACAGCGAACTTTTATTAGTTTTTGGGAACTGTTTAGAATGTTCATTGAGCAGTCTCGCGGGTGTTATTCGTCTATATTTATTCCTCATGTGTATGCTAAAAACGAAGATGATTATAATAACGACCTGAACGTATTTGAAGAAATGACGATTAGTGAACAAAACTTCTTCGACGAGGATAACAAGGCTATGACTCTAAAAGAAATATTAGAAGAGGTTTGTAAGTTCTTAAATTGGACTTGTGTCGATTGGAGGGGTGAACTGTATTTCATTGACATAGATCACAAAAGTATTTATTATAAATATGATTGTGATCTGAATACATATTCTAAAGCTACGCCTATTGCGTTGAATGTATCTGATATTGGTTTTGCAGGATCGGAGCACTTTTTAGATATTTTGCCGGGATATAATAAAGTGACTATAAAATGTAGTAATTATCCTATTGAGGAAATCAAGATAACCGAAGATTTTGATAAGCTGAAATTATTATCAAATATCGGAGAAGTATCTACTAATCTGGGTAATGGTAATACAAGACATACACAAAGGGAGGTTTTATATCCTAATATTTTAACGATGCACCAATTCACCTACAAAAATGGTGTTTTGTCTCCTGTTACAGACTTATCTATTTATAATGATAAGCGTAATGCGACGGAATTATTAGGGGCTATTCCATTAAGATACGCCTCTTATGAATCCGGGCTAAAAACACCAACTACGCAATCGTACAATTATGAGTGTGCAATACAAGTCCGACAACGTTGTGGAACAAAATACGATCCTATTAACGACGTAACCCCCAATTCGGTATTTAATGACTCGATTGTAGTTATCGGTGCAAAGAAAGACGCTTTATTTTTAGGGAAGGGAGGCGCTCTTTCTCTCAATATGAGTATTAAGGTTTTGCAAAAGGATAAATATGATTCTCCCTTTGGTGGCGGTTTGGTTCCTTCCGAGGATGGTATTACATATTTAAAAGATATAATTAAAGTAGGAATAAGAATTGGCGATAAATATGTTTCTAAAGATAATTACGGGCGGTTTACGTGGAGTGATACCCCGTCTACTATGTCTATAAATTTAGATCAATCTAGTGTAGAAAATGCTGATGGAAAAATGGGAACGGGGTTTGTCTCATTGTATAAAACATACGGAGTACTCGGTAAGTATTCTGATGCAGACGGTGTTGTAATGGATATTCCGACTAATTTATTTGGCACGCTTGAAATGTCTATATATGCTCCGACATTGACAGAAAGAGAAGGACAAGTTCCGTACGGGTATTTGATAAAAGACCTTAAGTTAAGGTATTGCCAGCCGTTAGATATGGACGATGATAAAGACTCCGACCGGATTTATGAGAATGTTGTTAATGAAAACTTTATTAATGAATTAGACGAAATAGAGTTTAAAATTTCGAGTTATAACAACGATGGAGCGTGCTATAGTAAAGTCTTGTTATTAGATGAATATTTGAAAGATAACCTTTATTCATCTATTGAAAAGACTTTGATTCGCCCGGAAGAGCTTTTAATAAGAAGAATTATTAATCAATACGGAGCTACCAAAATAAAACTAACACAGGTATTATTAAATAGTGACTCTATAACTCCTATATCCGTTCTTTCGGATAACTACATGAAAGGAAAACGTTTCATGATAGCAGGCGGAGAAATAGATTTCGCCAATGAACAATTTACCTGTAAAATGATAGAAGCATAATGACGATTCAAATAAAAAATAAAGCTATTCCGTCATCGCCCCGGTCAAAAAATTATCCGACTGGGGCGATTGTTAGCGTGTCGTCTGGCGGAGGTAGTGGAGTGACTTCCAACAGTAGCGGATCAAATGTTACTATTCTAGGAAAAGACGATTTGAGATCGGCGACAGATTTAAATGTTTTTTCATCTCTTCGCACGCTTGCGGAGATATTATCTATAATTGTAACGAAAGACGACGCCGAAACAAAGCTAACAGATAGTAATGTTTTATCGTCACTCCGAGTAAACAAAGAACTTGATACAATCAACGAAAGGTTTAAGGACGCTATTGACGCTTTAAAAGACTCGTACCTATCCAAAACAGCACCAGACGAAACGCAATTCCTTATCAAGTTGCTAGGCGGTTTAATTGTTGATAACGGACTAGACGTAACGAAGGGTATTTCTACGGATACATTAACCGCAATGACAGTAACGACGCAAATACTTAACGTCCTTGATAAACTGATTGCGAAATCAGCGACTTTTTCCGACAATGTGACTGTATCTAAGAAAACGACAACACTAAATTTACTCGTTCAAGAGCTAGCGGAGACACACGATCTAAGTGTATCTCATGTTGCAACTTTAATGGGTACAATAGTAAAGGACTATATATCTTCCGAGTCTTTTGTCAGTGGTTTTGGCGGCGAAGGAATGAAGATATACAAAGCGGTCACGGGTGACTGGAATATGGAAATTGATAATCTTACAGTTCGAAAGATATTTTCTATATTTGAGTTGGTCGTTCAAAAGATAACTTATCAGGGTGGTATGATTATTCGTTCCGCCGCGGGTGGTAAATTAACCAAAGTGACCGACGGCGGCTCACATTGGAGATGCGAGCATGATAGTACGGACGATTTTGTTCAAGACGATCAAATAATATGTCAGGCGTTCACGGGTACGGCAACAAAACGTTATTGGCGTTTAGTTACTTCTGCCGGAGCGGGCTATTTTAATCTATCTAAAGTAGACTGTGAAGAAGGAAGCGGAATACCCGAAACCGGAGATAATGTGGCAGTATTAGGCAACAGAACAAACACTGCTAGGCAAAAAGCACAAATAGATTGCGCTGTTGGTGATTCCGCACCTTATCGGGATGACTACGACGGAATTAATTCCTATTCGCTTGTAAATCGGTTGATTACACGTACCGGAAATCTTAACGGTATTACTGATGCCGTATTCGGTGTATTAACTGGCTCCGGTTTGTACGGTACTAATGTTTATTTGAAAGGTACATTTGTACTCCATTCTGGAAAGAAAATAGAGGAAGCAATCGACGATGTTAAAAACGATCTAAATGGGAGAATAACCGATGTGGAGACGAACTTTGAAATTCGTGAAGGACAAATTTCTTCTAAGATTAAAGAAGTTAATATTGCCGTATCGAACGCAAAACAGAGCGAAACAAATGCTTCCGGTAGCGCTTCTTCTGCTTCCTCGTCTGCTACCACCGCCGGGGTTTCTGCAAATAATGCGGCTAAAAGTGCTACGGATGCACAAGGAGCCGCGACTAATGCCGGGAAGATATTGGAGGAAGTAACATTAAAAGAAAGTTCTATAACTCAAACAGCCGGAGAAATTTCTACAAAAGTAACCGAAGTTAATAAAAAGGTAACTGAAGCGAATACTGCCGCTACAAATGCGAAAAACTCCGCTACGTCTGCATCCGGTTCTGCCGGAACTGCATCCGGTAAAGCGGGCGAGGCTGCAAATTCGGCAGCTAATGCAAAACAATCTGCAGATAATGCGGCGAAAGTCCTCGAAGATGTGACTTTGAAAGAAAGCTCTATCACCCAGACCGCCGGAAACATAACATTGCAGGTTACGGAAGTCACGAAGAAAGTAGTAGAAGCGAATACCGCCGCAACAACCGCTTTAACTAAGGCAGCAGAAGCATCTACAAGTGCCGGAACAGCTTCAACCAAAGCAGGGGAAGCATCTGCATCTGCAACTAATGCGAAAAACAGCGCCTCTACTGCTAGCACTAAAGCGGGAGAAGCTTCTACTTCCGCGACAAATGCGAAAAATTCAGCAGATAGTGCAGCGGCAAAGCTCACTACCATTTCCCAAAAAGAATCTAGTATCAATCAGACGGCAAGTAGTATCACATTACAAGTTAAAGAGGTGACAACTAAAGCTAATGAAGTCGCTAGTTCCGCAACAATTGCCACAACTAAAGCGGGTGAGGCTGCTAGTTCAGCAACTAATGCGGCAAAAAGTGCTACAGACGCAAAGGCGCTTCTCGATAATGTGGATGGCAAGTATGTAGCCAAGACGGTATACGATTCAGAAATTAAGGTGTTAAGCGATAGTATTGCGCTAAAAGTGTCACAATCGAGCTTCAATGCACTAGGTACACGAGTAAGCAATGCAGAAAGTACAATATCACAGCATACAAACCAAATTTCATTAAAGGCTTCACAAACAGATTTAACAGCGCTTGGCGCTCGTGTTTCCTCTGCCGAAGCAAAGATTACATCGGAAGCGATTAATTTAATAGTAAAGAGCCAGACTGAAAATATTGCAAATTCCGCTACATCTGCCTTGCAAAACCGAATTATTGAAACCGGAATTGATATAACAAACAAATGTGTTACGGTGAAGGCTGATACTTTTCGCGTACAAGATACGCTGGGAAATGAAATAGCGGTATTTAAAACCAATGCTGCCGGAAAGCCTATTCTTAGGGCTGAAAATATCGATGTTGATAATTTAACAGCGAAGAAATTAGACGGTGCGACGGGGACGTTTAAAAAGCTGCAGGGAATAGATGATAATAATATTGTTAAATGCGCAATTGGGTTTAGCTCTAGTGAGGGAAAGATGTATTTTGAAGGAGATATGCAGCATCAAGGCACTTTTAAGGAACCGAACGGAACAAGTAGAAGCTATAGGTTTCTAACCGCTGATTTGTGGTGTAGAGGACAATTCGGACACCAACAAATGACTTCTCTTTCATTTAATTCCGCTTCGACTAGTGATTTCTTTGCACATATCTATAATTATGGAACTGATACAACTTATCACAAATATGCGCAATCAGGACAACCGATAGACTGTATTTTTCTTGAAGGAAGTGGAAACTATGTAATATATATATGCAATTCACCTCGACGCAAAATGATAACAATCGTAAACGCTTCTGGCTATCCTAAGCGGGTTCTTACAACATGGCAAAGTGGTGGGACTTATACTCTCGAACCTTACCGATTTGCAATTTTTGTAACAGCGGAAACATACGCTTCTGTTAATAATACATCTTCTACGGTTAATTTACACGTTATGCAATAAATTATGATAATAGACTTTAGAAAAATTGAAGTAACAGACCTTGAAGGGAATAAAAGTACCTTCGATGTCAGGAAAGAGTTAGGTAACACAATCTACAATAGTACTACCGACTTGGGCGAATTGGAATTTGCGCAAGAAGTTTATAAACATGGCGAAGTGGAAGTAGATTCAGAAAAGGCGGAAATTATACGCAAGTACATGGAAGTAGGACGTTTTTTCGCCCGCATCAAAAAAGGCGTATTTGATCTATTAGACAGTATTAACAATGAAAAATAAAAAGATTATGGCAACAAAAATTTTGAGTGAAAAAACAAGAACTACGCAGGTAGAAGCGATCGCAAAAGAAGGTGAATATGAATACCAGACAACATATTCGTACAATGAAAATGGCATAACTCGTTTGCAGTGTTGTATTATCCAAAAAGCGAAAACAGATTTAGGCGAGCAGACTGTACACGCTGGGTATATGGCTTTAGAAGGTGATAGCAAGTCTATGAACTTTCCTACAGGCATTGACATGGTGCCGCATATCTCTATGTTCGAAAATATATTGAAGGAAGTAAATGAGGGACTAACTACTAAATAGTAGCTATTCAAAACGAACAAAATACAGCTACAAGTAAGAATATGGACGAATGGTTAAAAATCATAGGAGCGTTAGGAGGATTAGAGGCGATCCGCTTTACAGTTACGTTTCTAGCGAATCGCAAAACGAACGCCAGAAAAGAAAAGGCTACGGCGGATTCTATGGAACTTCAAAATTTACTTTCTATCATTGACAATCTAAACAAGCAGATTGAACGGTACGACGAACGATTAAAACAACGAGACGAGAAAGTAGATACGATTTATCGAGAATGGAGAACCGCACAGGCAGAGGCGCAAAATTGGATGCGTAAATACTACGAGCTTGAATTAGCTTTGAAGGATGCGGAACATAACCGATGTGATAGACCAGACAGCGAGTGCAGCCGGAGAACTCCACCACGTAGACCAATTACAATTAATAATCAAAATAAAGAAGAAAGCTATGAATAAAATAGACTCAATTATTATCCATTGTTCGGCTACGCGCGCCGGGCAGGATTTAACCGAAAAAGACATTGATCGTATGCACCGGGCACGCGGATTTAGCCAGATTGGATATAATTATGTTATTCGAATTGATGGGGCAGTAGAAAAAGGGAGATCTTTAGCGGTTGACGGAGCGCATTGTAATACGAAGGGTTTTAGCGAATCTTCGTATAATAAACATAGTGTTGGTATTTGCTACATAGGTGGTTTGGATGCAAACGGAAAGCCCGCAGACACAAGAACGATCGCCCAAAAAGCGGCTTTGCGCGAGTTGGTTGCTAAACTCTGCAAAGAATATGAGATAATCGAGGTTCTCGGACATCGTGATACTTCGCCCGATCTGGATGGAAGCGGAGAGGTAGAGCCGAAAGAATATATAAAGGCGTGCCCCTGTTTTGATGTACGCTCCGAGTTCCCTAATTTCTTGCGTAATACAGTAGTTCGACCATGAGGCGGCTAGTT